GCACTGGAAACACTATTTATGCCGCGATCAAGGACGACGCTGCATCATGCGCGGCAATACGCACTGAATTTGCGTCGCTTGCGTTGTCGATTGCAACCGATCCAAACGCATCGGCGCGGATTACAAGCGCAACCGTCAATGGTCAGATGTTCACTGCCCAATCCGCGATGACGAACGGTCAACGCCTTACGCTGCTCCGCTGGGTTGTCGGCTGCATTGACCAAGGCGGGCCAATCTCGACAACTCAAATAACGACATTCCCTCAAACCGGACTCACGACCTTCTAATCCATGGCAATCCTAAACGAGTTCGGGCAAGCATACACGTTCGCGCACGCCGCTGATCGTTCAACGCGGCGTGGTCCGCAGTTTGCGGTTCGGAATGATGACATTGATCGTCTGATTCCTCCTATTCACCGCAAGACGATAGCATCTTTATCGAATCGGCTTTTCACAAACATGGGGGTTCCAAAAGCCTGCCTTTTACAGAAAGCCGACTACTCTGTCGGGGAGGCGTGGTTGCCGTCGTATATAGGGAACGATCACGATGCCGGGAAACCTGTCTCAAAGTTTTTAGCTGACTTCTGGTATCCGCAATGTGACACCCGAGGCGGAATCTTTGATTGGTGGAAACTCCTTGAACTTTCATCGGTTGCGATTGACCGAGATGGCGACTGCTTTTGGATGATGGTCAAGGGCGCGGATCAGTTCCCTCGAATCCAGCTCATCCCGTCTCATCGCTGTCATTCCGGCGCTGGAAACACAGTTACGGATGGTCCTTGGACTGGATACCGAATTTGTGACGGCGTGATCTACTATGCTAGCGGTCGTCCTGCGGCGTATCGGTTCAACATGGGCAAGGACGGCAAGGAGTCGATCAAAGACATTCCAGCGACCGACATCATTCATCTTTTTGACCCGACCCACTGCGAGCAAGGGCGCGGACTTCCAGCATTCACTCATGCGCTAGAGTCGCTGAAAATGTCGCTGTTCTCAACCGAGGATGAGCGTATCCGCCAGCAAATTATTTCCAGACTTCACCTCACGATCTTTAACGAAACAGGCGGCCCAGATCTTGATGACCCGATCAACTCACTAAAAGTCAACAACAACGGCGAGGCCACTGATCTTTACACCAAGGCATTCCCTGGCGGAGTTTCCTACATGGCGAACGGCGAACGGATCGAACAGATGAAGCATGAGAATCCCGGGGACGTTTGGGAGTCTTTCCAGAATCGGCTCATGAAAGATGCGATTATTCCCGTCTGGTCATATACCGTCTGGATGGGAACTGGACAAGGCACCGATGCCCGAGCCGAGATCATGAAGTGCCGTCGTTTCGTCACGAAGCGGCAGGGTCAACTCTGGTATGCTGCAAAGCGGGCCGTCTCATGGGCCTATTCGATCTTCGCTGATCAGGGCCGAGTTCCGGTTCTCCAAAATCCGACAGCATGGGACTTCTCTCGTCCTCCACGCCTTTCGGTCGATGATGGAAGGGAATCTAAAATGGAGCTTGAGGAGCTTCGCACGGGTTCACGCAATCTCTCGGAAGTCTTGGAAGCACGCGGACTAACCGAGCATCAATTTTTAATGACTCGCGCATGGTCCGTCGCTAACCGTAAGGCAATCGCGGCGATTGTATCAGAAGAAGCGTCTGCAAAATATGGCGTTCCAATCGACATCGAGGAACGTGAAATGTTTATGCTTACACCGAACGAAATGGCCGCGCCCGACGTTCAAGATCCAACTCAAACCACTGATCCAAATGGAACTTCTCAAAATTGAAAACAAGTCAGGCAAAGTAAAACTGACCGATGCCGTCACGCCATGGTCGGTCGAAAAGCTGACAGAGGAAATCGGTAAACTATTTGGTGCATTGGCATTTGCCAACGGAGCAGACTTTGGCACAATCACAAATTGTGCTGAAAATGCCGTAGATACGCTGGAACTGGAGATCAATTCACCGGGCGGCAGCATCTTCGACGGTTACAACATCTACAACGAGATCAAGTCGCTTCAAGAGCGAGGAGTCGTAGTAACAGCAACCGTCACCGGGATGGCAGCTTCGATGGCGAGCGTTATCTGCATGGCTTGCGATGAGGTCCGCATGGTTCCACATGCTCGCATGATGATCCATGAGGCATCGAATACAGTTAAAGGAAATGCCGATCAGCTTCGAGCCGCGGCAGATTTACTTGACGGAATCTCTACAGATATTGCTGTAATTTATTCAAATCGAACAGGCATGCCAGTCGAAACTATCCGCGAAATGATGAAGGTTGAGACTTGGATGACCGCAGCTCAAGCAGTCGAAAACGGTTTTGCAAATTCGATATTTGACATTCGCGCTACAAATCCGAAACCAGCGGCCATGTCACTCCTTTCCGCTCTCTTTCCGGGCAACGACCAGGTTGCAAAACTTGAGGCTCAGATTGCTGAGAACGATCAACTCCGCGCTGAACTTGCCGACGCACAAGCGAAGATCACCGAGGTTTCCGGCCTATCCGCTATTGTTGCGGAAAAGGATGCGGAACTCGCCACGATCACCGCTGAGTTCATCGCCGCTAAAGAATCCGCCGCCGCAATCACCGCTGAACTCGTCACCGTCAAATCGGAACTTGAAACCGCCAAGGGAAGCGTCCCTGCCGCAGTCGTCGAAGCTCTCGCCAGCATCGGTCAGGACGGTCCACTCTCCATCGAAGGCACCTCCATTCCTGTCGATCACATTGCAATTATGAATTCCTTACCTCCAAACGAAAAGCGATCCTACTGGAAATCTAACGCAAAGGCAATCCGCGCATCTTTCTCCATTTAACTCTACATCTAAACAACTACCACCATGGCTACAGTATTTAATGACACCCTTTTCGGTCAGACTGCTTTTCAAGCTCTCATCGATCTTCTCACTCCGATCAATGCCTTTTCAACCGACATTAGCTCGGAAATAAAAAGCGAGGGTTCGGCAGTCGTTGTTCCGCTCTTCGGAAATATTACCACCACGACCTTTACGCAGTCGACTTCTGTCATGGAGCAAACCGGCGGAACGCTTTCTGCGATCACCGTTACTCTTGACAAGCGCAAGATCACCCCGATTGACCTCACTCTCCAGCAGTTGGCTGAAAGCTCTAATGCTGGACGTTGGGACAAGTGGGCAAACCAACTTGGAAAGAGCATGGCTCAGGCTGTTCTTACTGACATCTGGTCTTTGCTTACTACAACCAACTTCGGTGCCGCTGTAATCACGACGGCTTCGGCAAACTACACTCGCACTCAGCTCATCGAGGCTCGACGCCAATTAAAGATCGCCGGTGTCCGTGGCAACTATTCGTTCCTCGGAAACTCCGTGATTGAAGGTGCTCTTCTTGGTGATACCAACATCGTCAATGCTCTTAACCGTGGCGACAATACCGCGATCAAGAATGGCGACCTTGGGATGCTCTTTGGTCTTCAGACCTACATGAGCGATGTTCTTCCATCCAATAGCATTTCCCTTACCGGATTTGCTTGCGGACAAGAAGCTATTGCCTTTGCCATGCGTGATCTCGGCAACTACCTCCCAGCGGGAGACTACGAAGCAGTCGAGCAAATGGTTGACGACGAGACCGGAATCAGTGCTCTCTACACTCGCCACTGGAGCCGCGCACAGGGCAAGTATTTTGCAAACCTGCACTGCCTCTACGGTTACTCAACCGCTGTCACTGGAGCCATGAAGCTCTTCACGACTCCAACGGCCTGATTTTGTTTCGGTTGGTTGCTCAATCGCCTCACCTCGGAAACGGGGTGGGGCTTTTTGGGCGTAAAAGAAAAAATGAAAAAACTGAGCCTCTGCATCATTGCCGGAAACGTCGAAAAATATATAAGTCGATTTCTGGATTCGTTTGAACCGCTAGCCGACGAGATCATCGTTGTAAGAGCAATCGGCAATCAAGAGCCGGATCAGACATTGCAGATTGCAGAGGATCGAGGTTGCCGAGTATCCGAATACCGGAACTTCAAGCAGGAATGGCCGCATGTTGACGACTTTGCTGCCGCTCGAAATTTGGCATTTTCTCTCGCGTCTCACGACCTGATCATGTGGGCGGACACCGACGACGTTATTTCGCCGGAATCAATCGCGGCCATTCGTGATGCTATCGAGCGGATGCCGAATGATTGCGTCGGGCTGGAAATCCCCTACAACGTTCCAGAGGATGGCTTAACTGTATTTCGGGAACGGATTATCCGAAAAGGAACAGCAACCTGGCGTTCGCCAATCCATGAGCATCTGGCTTTTCATGCCGAGCCGCAGCTTGCGCGGATCACAAACGCGCACATCCTTCACATGCCGAGCGGACCGCGCTCTGAGAACAAC